AAGCCCCTGCTGGAAGCAAAGGACGTTGAACTGATGAAGGCTCTGGAAGCTGGCTCAGACACAACTGCCATTGCCGCCGCAAAGGATGCTCTGCGTGATGCCCCTGCCGCACCTGCTATTGATGCCGCTACTGACATTGCCAGCTTGAAAGCCGCTTGGGATACGAGTGTTCTTGGTGATAGCCCTTACGCATAAGGAGTTTTAAATGTCCAGAGCAAGAGACTTAGCAGACCTTGTTGATGCCAATGGCGATGTAAAAGCATCTGCCTTGGATAATGCAGAGGCATTTCCTGCTGGCACGTTAATGGTGTTTCAGCAAACATCAGCCCCTACTGGCTGGACAAAACAAACTACACACAATGATAAAGCATTTCGTTGTGTTAGCGGTTCTTGTTCTTCTGGTGGCACTACAGCTTTTTCTACAGCAATGGCAACACCGTCTGTGTCTGGTAGTGTTGGAATTAACGGCACTCCTGATTCTGGTAACTTGGCTGTTTCAGTGTCTGGAAATATTTCAAACACAACATTATCTAACAACCAGATTTCTTCTCATTCACACACAGAAAGAAGAATATATGGCTCAGATGGTAATTATAGTGGGTACTATGGCGCACAATATGCTAATGATGGACAAAATCTACAAAACGCCGTTAATTCAGGTATGGGTAGTGCTGGTGGCGGCGGTGGAGGTGGTTCACACAATCACGCACATACCCTTTCTGGAACAATGACTGGTGCGCCTGGACTCGGCAATCTAACAGGTACATTATCTTCATCAACAGCATCTATTAATGTTCAATATGTAGATGTGATTATTGCGGCAAAAGATTAATGAACACACCAACCTTTATTGAAAGCTATCAAACAGAACAATACGATTTTTGCGATAGGGTTATTGCAAGATTAAATGAATATATTTCTGGGCAAGATGACCCAAATGTTGCGATGCACTTTATGAATGGCTCGACTACAAATCGTGGAGAAGCTAACAGAAGAGATTATTCATTTAACTTTACCGCAATGAAAGACCCTCTTGTTGCTGAAATGCACGAGATATTAAGGCAATACATTCCAAAATATGCAAATACCTATAATGGTTTTGGTATGCAAGGCTGTATGTCAGAAGCAATGAAGGTTCAAAAAACACCACCAAAAGGCGGATTTCATACTTGGCATTGTGAGCATGGTAGGCGTGAGTCATCAAGCTGGCGTAATCTTACATGGACACTTTACTTAAATGACATTCCAGATGGGGAAGGTGAAACAGAATTTATTGAGTATGGTATAAAGCTACAACCTAGAAAAGGTCTCTTGTGTTTTTTTCCTTCCGCTTGGACACATACACACAGGGGAAACCCTGTTTATAGTTGTGATAAATACATAGCTACTGGTTGGTATTATTTAGTATAAGGAGTTTGTCATGGCAAGATGGGTAATTATAAATGGTGGGTCTGGTGATGCAGACCAAATTGGTAAAGATGGTAATTTTTTTGACCAATTGGATTTGTCATGGTTGCCATCAGATGTTTGTGCTGTTCAATCGCCAGATGGTGTAACTTGCGAAATTGAAAAAGGCGACCCAGCCACAGGCTATCGTACACAAAATGAAATTAACGTTGCGACAAGCACACTGTCATGGTGGCCTAATGTTGAGACTACATGGCAAGCGGCATACGATGCAAGTCCGAAAGATTCTCCACCACCAGAAGAGCCAGCATAATGAAGCTAGAGGTTAAGGACAACTGCCCGTTAAATAACTTTGAGCCTTGCAAGAAGTTAGATTGTGCGTGGTTTATTCAGATAAGAGGGCAAGACCCTCAGACTGGTGAATCTGTAGATGACTGGGGTTGTTCTATGGCGTGGATGCCAAAGCTGTTAATTGAAAATGCTATGCACACTAGACATACTGGTGCGGCTGTTGAAAGTTTTAGAAACGAAATGGTTAAAGACAATCAAGCATTGTTAAAAGCATACCAGACATCAGATTTAAAGGTGATAAAATGAACCAGAGCAACATTCCTTTAGTAGCTGGTGGTTTAACTGCTCCGTGGTGGGTAAATGCAATGAACGATTGGCTTTCATTAATAGCTGTCATTCTTACCATAGCATTGCTTCTTCGCAATCTTTGGAAGTCACGGAAAGACTAGGCTGTGATAGACCCTGCCACCATAGCGTTGGCGGCCAGTGCTTTTGCGGCAGTTAAAAAGGGCATATCCTTTGGTAAAGACATTGAGTCAATGTATAAAGATATCTCTCGCTGGATGTCAGCGTGTCAGGATATCGAGTCTAAGCACAATAAAGTTAAACGTAAAAAAGGTCAGTCTGTTGCAGAAGAGGCAATGGAAACTTGGGTTGCTGTTCGTAAGATTCGTCAACAGCGAGAAGAGCTTAGGCTTTATATGCTTAGTATTAACCCTAATGCTTGGAGTGACTTTGTTCGGATAGAAGGTCAGATAAGAAAGCAACGTCAGGAAGAGGAAGCTGAGAGACGCAGGGTTATTAAAAGAAACATTGAGATAACAGCAATCGTTATATCTATTATACTTGTTGGCATTGCTTTTGGATTAATGGTCTGGTGGGTTTTGTATTTAAGGAATTTAAAATGACATACACTATGGAAAAAATATTAGCATGGAAGCTACTGCCTAGAGCTATGATGGCAGTGATGACATGGATGTATATCGAGGTGTTGTTCTGGTTTATGAACTTGTCTGTTGATGCTATGACATCACAGGCTACAGCCCTTACAGCTACAGTTACAGGTGCAATGACAGGTGCATTTGCGGTCTGGTTAGGACATGAAAAATGATACAGTTACTAGGCGTTGTAGGTAATCTTGCTCAAACATTTCTTGAGGGAAAGGTAGAGAAAGAAAAAGCCAAGTCAGAGATTATGAAGACTGCGGCACAGCATGATAGCAAGTGGGAACTTATCATGGCTGAGTCTACCAAGGGTTCTTGGAAAGACGAAATAATTACCGTAGTTGTATTAGCCCCATGCGTACTATCCTTTGTTCCGGGAATGGAAAGTGTAGTACAATCTGGGTTTGATAGGCTCAGTGAGTTACCAGACTGGTATCAGAATATATTATATGTGACGATACTTGCTGGTTTAGGCTTAAAAGGATTAGATAGATTTAAGCGGAAGTAGGGTCATGCGGAACGGCATCTATTGCCTCATACCCTAACACCTTATAGCCTTTTCTAGTTGTAGCCCATTTACTTTTTTTGATAGCTCTAGCTAATCCCAAGTCAATGGCTGTTTCTTTGTCTATGGCGGCTACCTTAAGTTTCCTTTCTATAGTTATCTCAACATAGACATCAAAGTTTTCACAAAGTCTGTATGGGTCTGGTGTTGTAGTCTTTGCCATAATTAATCTCTTCTGATATTATAGTTGTACCTCGGCCTTTTGGCGGTGGTATGGGATGTGAAGGGGGTTTAGGTATTAACTGACCCCCTTCATTTCGTTGTTACACGCTCACCTCTACCCTCAAGTATATCATCGATAAGAAACACCAGCATCCTACCGATGGACGCTTTGTCTTCACTATCCCCATATCCCCATATAAGATAGTTAGTACGTCCACGGTCGTTATCGGTAATAGTAACTGATACTTTTAATTCACCATACTCAAGATGTTCTACATTCACGAACATACTACGATATGAAGAGAATATCCCTGAGCCACTGACCCAGAGACATCCTTCATGTTGTTGTATTTCAGGTGAGAATATAACAGCTTTTTTGGCAAGAATGTTTTGCATGTCCCTATCGGACAGTACCTCATGTGTCATTTCTATAAGCCTTAACTGGTAATTCTCTTGGTTCTGAATAGTTCTCATATCTCTTCTCGATATTCTGCCAGCCTATGTCGTAGTAACAAGACTCGCAGAATATATCCATTGCGGCTGTGACGGTGTAACAATCTAATTCGTTGTTGACCATCTTGCCGCAATTACGACACCGAGAAAAGATATAAGTTATCGTATTACGTTCACGCTTCTGCGCTTGCCTTGAGGGACGCTTTCGCATTTTTGAACTCATCTGTAACTTTTTGCTTGCTAGACTTTGATAGCTTTCCAATAGAGGTTGCATGACTACGCCAAGCCGTGTCAATGTCGTCAGTCGTGGTCGCTGCCCGAAAGTCACGGATAATGTTATCAGTGTCATCGTCTAGGTCGAGTGGCAAGTCCTCACCAGCATAGAGGTTGAGGCCAAGACCGTGGAAGGCGATAGCTTTGACAAGACAACGCTGATGAGCTTTGTTGACTTCAAAGCCATCAGGATGAGGCACTGACTTGTTCTTGAAGTCCAGGACAGGCATAATCTCTGTGTGAGACAGGCCTTGGATAGTGACAGTAACAGCAACGTATGTGTGACCCTTTGTGTCACGCATAAACGGTAGCGGATTGTCCTGATTGTCACGGAAGATGTGCTTCTCGAAGTTGGAATCTGGGTACTTCTCTTTGACATAAGCCCAAGCCCATGCCCATGAGAGATAATCGAATTTGTTTTTCTGTTCGACTTGAGCCGATACATCAAACTTGGATAGTGTTGACCACGGTGAATCAGTCATTGTGAATCTCCTCATCAAATACTGCGTGAAACTCTGCCCATGCATCGTCTAAATCTACAATTGCATCGTAGCTTGGATGTCTAACTTGGCGATAAGTCATGGACATAGCAAACATAGCAGAATTAGCACGTTTAACTGCATTGATTTGTTCTTCTGTTAGTGCATATACAGTCTTTATTTCTGGTTTTACTTTCTTTGGTCTTCCTCTAGGCATCTTTGCCCTCCTTAGGTGGGATGTGTGTACAGGTTAGTGTGCCACTGCGAGAACGTGTAACACGAATCTTGTGGCCTTTAAGATTACCGCCAATGTCATAGTCCATTCTACGACACTTAGCTGGTATTCTATCTTTAAACATAGCTTTGGCTTCATCACTGACGCTTACAGCTTTCTTTGCATCGATGATGTGCTGTGACTGGAATCCAAATAGATGGTCATCCTCATCAGACCAGTCAGGTAAGTCACGCATATCCATAACAAACATGTCGGAATAATCGACAGGAGGCAGAGCCTCTGGAAGAGCGTGTGTGTCGTGCTTGTACATTTGCCAGAACATACGGCACTGGTTCATGTACTGTTCGCACCAGTTAGCGTCCTTCTTAATCATACGCCATTCTAGGCGACATCTAACACCAAATAGGGCAACGAGATAGCAACGGTCGCTACCAGCCACAAGCATGTGGTGCTGACATTGTGGCGCATATAGTTCACATAGTTCGTCCATGTCCTTAAACCCAAAATGAGTTTTAATTTCCAATGGAGCAGAATCCCCAACAACACGACCATCAAAGGTAGAATGCATAGGGATATCGTCAATAAGAATAGTTTTCCCACCACCACGAAAGTCCACCTTTCTTTTTTCTAGTGCTGACCACTGGTCGATAATGAACGACTCCATGTGTGAGCCAGCGTCTAGCATGAGTTGGATTTGTTTGTTGGGCTTCCAAACTTCTTCACCTAGCTTTTGTCTGATGAGAGTTACCCATTGTGCAATGTCACCTGAGGCGATAACTTTTGCATCTGATGAGCCGATATAGGTGGCTCGTTCCTTGATTTGTGCTTCAGTAAGCATTTAGTTCTCCTTGTAATCGGCCAGCTTGTATAAG